GTCAGAGTGAGCATTTGCCCACTTAGCATCTGTCTTGTCAATAGCACGACGTGAACTACCAGCACTCATTGCACCAACGCCAGTTACTCTACGGTCATCCAAAAGTAAACGAGTAGAGGAAACTTTAGAACTTGATGCGTTGCGAATCATTTCGCCCGCTTCACCAGCAAAAGCCCTACCAATAAATACACCTGGAATAATTTCAACCTGGTCTTCGCCAGAGAATGACTTTCTAAGTTTTCCAGTTGGAGCAACTTGTCCGCCAAGGACAGTTAGTTCATCCTGTAGTTCGGCACGCTTGACAAATAAACCAATTGTTTTGTCAGCGTGAAGGGTTAGTCTACCAAGAGCAAACTTTGTGTTCTCTAATGCGTACTCAACGCTCTGTGCACCATTAGCATCTAGATTAGCAATCTTAGACAAAGCAAGGTCTGCATCATCTCTGTACTTGGCAATAGCGTTAATAATTTCAAGAGAATCTGAGCGCATTGCTAGAGTGTTAGCCGCTTGGTATTCTTGGTTAACAAATAAACGAATGAATTCGTTTCCACTTACTGAACCATAATCTGCTTTACCCATTACTGCTGGTTCAACAAAGTCTTTAAGTGACTTTACAATGTTGTCTGCTTCTTTTACGCCAGAACTCTTGTATCGTCTAATAGACTTAATTTGCTCTTTAGCAAGTAAAGATGACAAAGCAAGGCCATCGGCGTCCTTGATGATTTCCCTATTGGCTTCATCAATCATAATCTTCTTGACATTGTAAGCAAGTTTAGTTCCACTAGTAGTTGGAATTAACTGCGTGCGCAGTAGACCCTGCTCTTTGCGTAAGATTTCAGCCTTAGCATTAAAGTCATCTTGAGCCTTCTTGCTCTGCTTGCGGTAACCACGGTTTTCTAAACCACGGGCAATAGAGCCTGGTTCACGACGACCACTCCACATGTCTGCCCAGTTGTATCCATAGTAACTTGCAAAGTCAATCATGGACGCTGCTGTACGTAGGTAACCTTCAAAGACGTTACGTGTGGTGTACTTAAAACTTAGTAGAGTAAACGGCTTCCAAGCATAAGTGTAAAACTTATCAAGACCGTCAATTGCAACATCGTAAGATGTACGAACTCCAGGCTTTAGAATATCAGAGTAAAGCGAGTAAGTTCCGGTACGACCTTCAATTGCCGCACGCTCTGCTGTATCCATCATGCTACTGACGTACTTGGCATCCCAACCTTCATTGATGATTCCATCAAGAGCATTACGTAGCAACTGTGGTTGCTCACCCATAATGCGGTCAAAGAATTTAATATCAACACTAAAGTGAATTCCAGGAACCTGAGTTTCCGTTAAAGCATTTTCTGATAATGCACGACGCACTGTATCAAAGTCAGAAGTGTTAGCAACTGGACGACCATCTGCTAAAGCACGTTCTTGAGCAAGAGTGTTAACAATCTTTTCAATTTCAAGATGAGCCTGTGGCGAACCACCATTGGCTAGGTCTGTTACAGTGTACTTCTTTTCCATGAGACTTTTAATCTCACGTGACTTAGCACGGTTAGTTGAACCAATAAGTTTGCGAGCAAAAACTGCGGCTGCTTCGCGCTGAACTGGGTTCATTAAGCCAAAGTCTTTTCCGTAATGCTTTTCCAGAAGTGCTTCGATTGCTTCGTCCTGCAAGTTATCTAGAAAAAAGAAACGCTCAGACTTGCTGGTTAAACGGCGGTAGTCATTTGACTTACCCTTCATCCATGCTACGTCTTTGCCTGACAGTTTACCAATTTGTGCAATTCGAGAATCTGCTTCGAGGTATGAACGCTTGCCTGCTGTACCACCAAGGTGTGCAAGACCAGAAGGTGCTTCACGCAATTGCTGGTTTGGGTTAATCCACATTACTGCACGAACGGCAGAAGTCTTCATGTTGTTTGCTTTTGCTACTTCGCGAGCAAGACCAAGTTTCTTCATTGGGTCAATGTCAAGGAAAATTCCATCTGAAGCAACCGTTGCAATACCAGCGCGAACGCGCTCTACATAAGAATACTTAGACCATGTACGAGTTAAAGAAACATCGCCTTCCACAACTGTGCGGAAAGCACCCTTCTTCATTTCTAGTTCTTCTTGTTCTTTTGCAATCTTTTCTTTTGCGTCAATAAGTTTCTGTCTTGCAGACATGTTTAACTCAAGGTTTTCTGGTGACATCTTGATTTTTGATTCGAGAAGTTTTCCAATTGCTTGTTCTTCATCAATAATCTGCTGAGTCTTGCCAGTGTTCTGAATTAGAAGTTCATGAATTTCGGCATATTGTGTTTTAAGTTTTTCTAGGCTGGGCACGTGACCAAGTGATGCTTTAATAACATCACCCATTGTCTGGCGTCCACCGACCTTGTATGCATCGGACAAAGACACAGCATAACCTGCAGGGTTTGCTGAACCTGCTGCCAAGCCGTAGGCTTGAATCGCTGCAATGTTCTCTGGGTCTTTTTCTACAAGTTTGAAGATTTGAGCAGCAGCACTGTTTGACTGCTGGTTGTTTACTGCTTCGTCAATTTCACGAACAAGTACATCGGTACGACCAAAACGACTTCCAGCCTCACGGGTAAACTGACTGCGTGGAATTACCTTAAGAGCCTTGCCACCAATGTAAGTTGCTGGGTCAAAGAAGTTAAAGCCGACATCAGCAAAACCAGACCAGAATTGGGCTGAGCCAGATGTAAAGTAATCATTAACTTGTTTGGAGTCTGACCAGTTAATCTTGTCTGTACCTTGTTCACCAACAAAGTTCCAGTCACCAATTAAGCCAACTAGTGCACGACCAGGAGATACGCTTCTACGCCATTCTTCTTCGCCAGGAATTGTCTGCTTTGCAGACTCAAAGCCCTTGCTAAGTTGGTCTACAAATGATAAGTTCTGGTTCTGCTCGCGGTAATTGCTGTTAAGTTGCAAAAGCACAGCAGTTAGGCTTGGGGCGACGTAATCACGGTAAGGAATTGCTATTTTTTCAAGCAACGACACTGCAGGTTCAACAGTTTCTAGAACTTGTTGACCTTGTTTGCCCTGAAAGAATCCGCCAACCTTTTCGCCTACGAAGTCTTTGGCTTGCTCAAAGGGGTTATTAGGATTATCTACGATTGCATCAAGAGGATTAGCCATTATTCACCAATCTTCTTGTTGTCGTTTAATGTAACTAGTTCATTAATGAACTGATTGCGGTCTTCATCGCTTGCCCAGTCAATAGATGCAAAGCCAAATACAATATCTGGATGTTGTGCACCTAGGACATTAGTGAATGCCGCAATGTGGTTCACTAGACTCATTAATTATTCCTTGCTTGAGATAAAACTGACTTCCAGAAGAGTCTAAACCCTTCAGATTGCCCATCTTGGGCTGCTTTAGTATCTAATACATCTTTGTACGCTTTAATCATAGCGAAACGGTCTGGCACTTCAGGTTCTGGTGTAACACCAGGGCCTACCATGAACCCATTAGTAACTGGTGTACCTTCCCTTTGCGTTGGAGCATTGATGGGAAGTACGGGTTCTGACATACTTGCTTGTCTAACCTGTGCTGCACTAGGCCCTTGGGCCCTAGAACCTGCTAGTGGTGCACCCTGAGTTGCATCAGCAGTCTCTTTGCGGTAACCACGTTCTCCATTGGAAGGTATTTCTCGCATTGCTTGCTTAGTTCCAGCCATGCCGTCTGTCCTTTTTCCCGAACCAGGATTAGAAACTGCTGCACGCTTTTCATTTGATGGTGCGCGATATCCGCCACGTGCCACGTTACTCTCCTCGTCGTACTATCTGGATTGGTCCTCCAGAGTTAATGTCAAGTTTAATAGCAATCTTCATTGCTTCTTCGATGGTTGCCCCAGCAAGAATCGCTCCAGTCGCCCAGTTTCCACCAGTTCCGATAGAATACGTATTAGTATTCGTACGTAGAACCGAGTAATCTTCGCAAACATAAAACAACTTATTCTGTAGTCCAACAATGAAGACTGCGCCCTCATCATCTTTTAATGTATATCCAGTTTCTTCATGCGCCTTGCGCATTGAAGGTACAAACTTAGATACCATGAACTTGTATAAGTCCGTGCCATCATAAACTGGTGGTTCCCACCCGTAGGTGATTATGTCGCAGTAGCGACTAACGCCAGCACCCGCAATAACGTAATCACCGATTTCAGTAATCTTCTTTACGTCTTTATGGATGTAGGCTCTTTCACCTTCGGTGGTCTGACCATCTGCCGCAAGCGTAAAACCTTTTCGGTGCTGTATGCCTACGATAGTTGTCATGTTATCCGCCCATTGCTGCTAGCATTGTTGCTATATCAGGAGGTGGCTGTTGAGCCTGTGGTGGTCCTGCTGGTTCTTCAGTTGCTGGTCCAGGTGGAGCCTGCTCTGGTGGAACACCGCCACCCATTGCCGCAAGCATCTGCTCAGGTGGCATAGGTGGTTCTGGCATTTCCATTTCTTGTTCAGGTTCTTCTGGAGCAAACGATTCAAGAACAGCATCTTCAATGTCTTTACCACGACGACGTAGTTCAATGACCCTAGCCATCTTGTTGATGATGTCAGATGGGTCTTGTCCCTGTGCTGCCATGTTTGGAATTGCTTGTGCTGTTGCTGCCAATGAGCCAGCGAGAGAATCTCGCATGCGCTCTACGTCAATCTTTTCCTGCTCAGCAGAAACATTCATTGACCAAGGCAGTTCGCGCATTACAAAGTCACGGGAAGCCAAGTTAGCCTGTAGTGCTTGTAGTGCAAAGATTAGTGCACGGTTAGGGTCAAGTCCAGCCATAAGGCCATAACGTGCCTGTACCGTGTAATCGCCATTGATATCCTTTAGGGAATCGTATGAGATTTCGTATGGTGTTCCAGTTTGTGAGCCTGTAATCTTCTTTAGGCCACCAAAAAGGCGTTCGTCCATTTCGAAGCAAAGGCCGATAACATCTTCAAACAGTTCCTGAAGGACCTGCTGACCAGCCTTAACCTGCGTATCGAAACCACCGAGAAGGGCTTGCACTCCAGAGCCAGTAATGATGCTAGCATCAATCTGTCCGGAACGGCCTTCAGGGTATCGCGCACCCATGCGCATTTCGGACTCTAGTACTGCTTGCTCCTGGAATGCACCAGAAGGTAGTTCTAGTCCTACTCGTCGGATACCTTGTGGGTTGGACGAACGTAAAATTGCGTCTGGTCCAAAGGCGAACTCTTGTACGTCCTGAGGAACAGCAAACGGAGCATTAACTGATTTCTCCGCAGCGTCCATGGCGAGCCATGCGAAGCGTGCGCGAGCAAGTTGCGGGAAGATAACATCATCAAACTGTCCACGTGGGTCATCAGGGTCAATCCCTGGTCGGCGCGCGATGCGCACAGTAACCGTACCCATAGGATTCGCTGCCTTCTTAAGGGCAAGGTTATCCTTTTCAGGTAGGAAAAGTAAGATTTGGTCGCGGTCTTCGTAACGAACTAATTCCAACTGCTGGTTCATGTTCGTATTTTCACGGCCCTGGCGACCAATTATTTGCGATTCGTATTCTGGGAACTCAACAATAAGTTCACGAATACTTTTTATGTATCGCTTAGTGTATGACACAATTCGTCCGTGGCGGTCAAACTCTGGGTAAGCACCTAGTGGGTTTTCCACACGAATACGTGGCATAAAAGTTTCAAAGTCTGGTTCTACCACAATCGGCAAAAAGCCGTAGGTTAGATACCAGTCTGCACCGTAGTACATTTGGCTCTGTAGTTTTGAAGACTGAACATAGTGGTTTGCTATGATTGTTTTAGTGTCAGCCTTTTTCTTTGCTCGTTCGTTGTTAGACTTAACGGTTGAGCAGTTAAAGGAAGGTAGTGGGGCAAGAACCTCAGAGATGTCACGTGCAGCAACGTCGATGAAGTTAGCAATCATTGACTGGGACATTCCCTCTGGGAACATCTCTGGTGCAATGTTAGATAGGTTGCCACGACGTACATCTAGGACATCGGCCATACGCTGGTCGCGATAGGAGTAGCGTTGTTTTAACGCCTCAACCTTATCAGAGACTTGTTGTACTGAAAGCATGAATATCCTTTTACATGTATATGACGTGTTGCTCGGCGAGCATCTCATCAAGATTTACTACACCACGCGTGGCTGCTTGCCTTTGCGTGATGAATCTGTTGTGGTTGAAATACGAAGTATTACTACCCTGACGCACAATTTCTTGTGCTTTAATCTCACAGAACCATAGAGCCATAACAAGGTCGGTAGGACCTTTGGTATCTGCTGACCAAGTAATTAACTGGTTAACAAGTGCCTTGGTATGTTCGTTGATGTTATCTGGGAGTTCAAGCAGGTTGTCTTCTTGGAACTTTCCGTCTCGGATGGTTCCCATGAGGTTTGAAATAGCGGCAACGCCGAATCCGACATCCCACTTATTCTTACCAGTAAACTGTTCGGAGAGTCTTGTCCCACGGCTAGCGAGCCAATTTCGTAATTCTTCATCAAGTGAGAAGGCTTTCTGGAAAGCATTGATTTCAATGCGTAACTCCATAGGACGGTAACGTTCGACGAAGTCCTCAATCAAGGACCTAATCTTACGTGGGGTTGGGTCTGACATGTTGTAGCAGTCAAGCACCATTCGGTGGCCAGTCTCGCGCTCCACAGCATAAACAACTGCGGCGGTCTTTCCTGACATAGCAGGGTCAAGACCCATAATGGTTACCCAGTTACCACCTGAAGGGTGGCCTGGGGCATTCTTGTTAAGCGGGCCTGGTTTGCGCATACGGTTAATACAACCGTTAACTATCATTGGGGGGAATACTGCGTCTTCTTCAACGTCTTGCTGTTGGTAAACCAAAGCCCATGTTGAGGCGGACACTTCACCACGTCTGCGATAAAGTTCAGGTCCATTCCACTTGGGGTAATACCCATCCTCGTCAGGCTCAACATCTTCGTCACCATCCCAGGGACGGTCCGACTTAGGCCAGAGGGTGACCCAATCTTCCTTCTTGTCCGCAAATTCCAAGACCGCGGGCATGGCAAGATAGGTGAATGGGGAATCTCCCTGAGCCCAGTGGTCTGGGTTTCGGAGTTCCTTGTATAGGTCGATTGACGCAACTCGCGTTCCAGCGACAATGAGTTTACCATTTTTACCTAAACGCGTAATAACCATCTTCTGCAACCAGTTAAGTTGCTTTTCCCATTCATGGGCGTTGGTAGTACCCACAACGTCATCAAGAATGATGAGGTCGGCACGGGTACCATAAATCTGCTGGCCGATGCCCAATGCTTGAACAGTTGGGTCCTTTTCGCCGGATGAGCGTTCTAGATAGATTCTATCCTGTGTCCATTGGTCCGCGGTGGCTTTATAGCCTCCTGCTGGTCCATACACTTGCTGCATCTTCAGCCAGGCTTCCTCAGTTAATCTTTGCTTGACTGAGTACAAGAATTCCTTGGCGCGCGTCTGAGTCTGAGAAACAAACACAATACGAATATTGGGGTCCATGGCAATACGGTACGTGGCATAGTTCACAGTAAGAACCGTGGACTTGGCATGCTCAGGTGGAACGTTAACCAACAATCGGTTTGGGTTGCCAGTATTGTAAATCATGGAGTCATGAAGCCAAGAAGGCTCATTACCCTCCAGCACGTCAATCCAAGACTGATGGTGCGGGAAGACCTCAATATTCAAAAACTCTTTGGAAAAGGTCGCGAAATCGATTTTCTTATCGCCAGACATTTGCAGAGACGAGGTTACCGTCTGAGCCCCAAGCGAAGATGCCTCATCTAGTTTCTGGGCAAATTTGGCGTCCTTGAGCCATGAGCGCATTACTTCACGCTTACGGCCTACGTTGCTGAGCGCGGCCTCCAGAGGGATACCATCGGCAACCATCTTAAGTACGGAGGCTTGGTCCTGGGCTAATTTAACCCGTGTATGGTGTAGGTCACCACCTTTTGCGCCCATGTCAACATCCAATCAAAACAATAAACAAAACATATTACAAAAGGACCGCGCAAAGCGGTCCGTTATACTAAATAACTATACATATATACTAACCCCATTAGAGAACTACCCGTAACGCATAGTTACAAAAAAAATATAAAAATATTTTACAGAGACCAGTCCAGGGGCAGAAAACCCAAACAATGCAAGAAAATCTAAACCAGAGTAATTATATATACCGACCCCCCCACTATTAAAGTGGGTGGAGTCAAAGAACTCTGTTGCCTATCGGCAACGACCTTTTCCTGTTGCTTTTTTGCAACGGGGTGGGGGTGGGGTAGGGGTGTTGGGTAGTGTTGTTTAATTAAAACAAAAGTATTTATTATTGACTGTCTGCTCAGTAGTTATTGCGACAGGTTGCGACAGGTTGATAGTTGCGACATAACAACAACTAACAACAACTAACGATAACCAATGACCAACGAATCGTTAATGCGAATTAGTAACGCGTTGTTAAGTAACAACAACACAACAACACAACAACGAGATAGCGATACAGATAGTTAGGCGTTACCGATTAGCAACAACACACGCGCGCACGCTTAGCGCGTTGCGCTTATGCAACTAACCAAAACTATCGGCGCATTGTTTAGCCGTTGCGAATTAGTAACCGTTCAAGAATTGAAACCGATACAGATATCGATAGATGAAATTATTTTGCGCGCGCGTTGCGCGTTGTTGAATTGCAACTATCGAAAGTTACACGCGAGATAGTAACGCGCGATAGTTTCGCGTTGTGAATTGGTAACACGAAAGAATTGCACGCGCGGATAGTTGCGAGAGTTGCGCGCCGTTGCGAATTGGAAACACGCGCGAATGAGTGCCGCATAAGTAGTTGAAAGTTAAACTATCGAGGCGAGAGTATCCGCGAGGATACCGCGAGTATCCGCAAGGATACCGCCGTTATCCCTTGCACCTATTGGGCGAATCACTACCGCGATAGAGGCGCGCGATATGGTACTATCGAGGCACGAGGTCGGGATAGTCCCGCACTCGAAAACCGAAAGGCACGAAAATGAAAACCGAAATCAAAACTATCAAGTACGGCGATATAGAAATCGCACGCAACGACTACAAGGCACGCGCGCAAGCAATCGAGGCATGGTTTAACGAATCAAGCGAAAGAGTCGCGAGCAAGTACCGCGCCTACCGCGCGCAACTCGTGGCAGACATGCAAGCAGACACCGAGGCAGGTTTGGACAATGTGCAAATCGGCGAAATCCTAGGCGTAAGCAAGGGCGAGGTCGGCAAGTTAGGTGCGGCGGGATATGCGAGCCGTCTAGGTTTCGACATCAACGCAACTCTAGATGCAATCAACGACAAGGATAGCAAAATAACCGTAGGTGCTATCAATCGAATCAAGAACAACAAGGACAACAAGGCGGATAAGTCTGACGAGTTGGCAAGACTAGGCGCAACCGAGAAAGGCGAGCGCGCACCTAAGACACCTAAGACACTTGAGCAACTAACCGCGCAAGCCGTCGCAACTATCGAGAAGATTACAGCGCAAGCCCTTGAAGGTAAGTTGGCAAGCCGAGCAATCGCTCAGGCTATCTGGTTAGCCAATGAAGAACTAAACTAACCAAAAGAAAATAGCCCCCCGAAAGGGGGGTTATTTTTTTGCCCATTTTTTTTGCGAAAAAATTTCGCCACAAACCTCCGCCACAAACTCGTTACACAAACGGCGATTCAATGGTGAGCCAAAGTATCCTCTAGGATACCGAACCCTAAATGTATCTGTGGATATCTGTCCGCCACAAAATCTGAGGGTGTATCTGGCTCGATAAACGGGCGAGTATCCTTCAGGATACCGTGGTTAAAAACCCATTGGAATAAGGGTTTCTGGTCAGGATAAGGTCGTTGATATGGTAAACTGGACTTGTCCAGTTGGGATAGTCCTGACTGAGAAAAGCAAGTATCCGCAAGGATACCGAAAGGAAAGTCATGGGTACGAAAGACAAAGAGTTCGCTGAAAAGTTCGGCAAGATAATGTCCCACTATGTCAGGGGCATGATTAGTGCCAGCGAGTTCGTTGACGACTCAATGCAGGTGCTTAGCGAGTTAGAAGGCGAAATGAGTGAATACTCAATCAGTCGGGCATGGAATGTAATCAGGGCAATCTACAAGGAAGAGGCATAATCATGAGTAATTGGTATGTAGAAGTGCGTCACACGGGCTGGCGTGGCAAGGAACGCGTGGAATCACGCGGTAGTGAGGTAACTGTACGCATTGACGCAGATGTCTATGCCCAAGCACGCCTACGCAAGGTAATTGCTAAAGCCGTATCTCAGGGGCGCACTATCCCTGATTCCAAGCAAGATGAGTTATTGGCACACTTCAAGTGGGAGGTCGAAAATGTCGGAATCAAGCGTTAGTATCCTTGAGGATACCGTTTACACCGTAAGCATTGTAGATGGTGGTCAAGAGTATGTTTGGTGTTCTTATGAAAGCGCGGAAGATGCAATCTCTGAGCGCGATAAGATGAAAAGCACGGACACTACATGTAGGCAGTTTTATGTGACAAAAACACGCCTGATTAGGTCGGTAAAGCCATGATTCAGCGTCAAATCCTTGTAATTATGGAAAATGGTGAAAGATACACATCAAAGTGTGGTAGTATCAATACAAGTTGGGCAGACGCTTGCAGGTTTATCCTGCAGGCTGGGTGCAAGGTGCATTCGCTTGTCCATTACAAACTGGAGGTAAGTCATGTCTAGAAGTTTCAATGTCCGTTCGCGTTATCAGGAATTGCCTGAGCATGTGCGCCACTCTATTTCTCAGCGCACCCTTGCAGGTAAGCCGAGGTCACGCGACCAACGCGCCCGCGATAAGCACGAAATCCGTGCTATCCTTGAGAGTATCCAAGAGGATACTGATGATGATTGGAATTGGTGGCTATGAGTGACGAATGGAAAGACGACCGTATCGAGTGGTACGCCGAGGATTTAGTTAATCTTGGGTACATCTCTAGTGAAGCGGAATGGAATCGGTTTCGCGAGGCTCTAGATAACTGCTCTATGGAGTTCTTCATGGAGTTAGAGATGGATGCCGAGATGTTTAATCTAGGGGAGGCTGGGCTATGAGTAAATGCGCTGTTATGTATTACTACGCATTTCATGAAACTGATGGAGGAGTTACCTGTCTTAATTGCGCTTGCGACAAGAATCTAACAGGTGAACTCGCAAACATTGAGGATTCATACCCTGACGGATTCACTTGTGACTATTGTTCGGAGGTAATTCTATGAATCGCTACTTAACTCTTGAGTTTAATCTCAACAATGACGGGTTCATGATACAGACCTATTGGTTCGACTTGGCTATGCCAATGCGTACTATCCTGCTAGCCGTTACTATCTGGGCTGGTGTAAAGTTGTTCAAGTTGCGAAAGAAAAGTATCCCAACGGATACCGATGATTATGATTGGAATTGGTAGTCATGAAATACTATGCAACCATAGCAATTAAAGTATTAGAGTTTGAAGCCAAAGACTCTGAGCAAGCGAATAACAGATTGAATTTTATTGAAAAAATGCTATCTGATAATGGCTTACTTCCTACCAAAAATGGGTGGGAACTCGTAGCAATTCAAGAAAATACAGAAGGAGAATGAAATGGACTGGAAACTAAACCCTGCCCAGACTTGGGCTTTACTCGCTACCATGTGGGTATCCATGTGGATACTGATGGCTAAGACCACGAAAAGGATAGGTAAAAAGTAATGGCTGAGGCTGGTATGACCAAATTGTATTGGTATGAAACGGAAATGGACAAGTTGGAGAAACTTGGCTATGCCTCAGGTGAGGCGCACAAAATAGTAATGGGATGGCTCTCCAAAATGGAGGGTGTAATCGAGTGGTGGGAAAAGGAGGTGGAAAATGTTTAATTTAAGCAAAACTTTCAAAAATATTATGGAATTAGGTTATCTTCGTGAGATGTTGAGCAACTTGCAGCCAGTAAGTGAATCAGATACACCTATTTACGACCAACTTGAGCGTGAATGGGCTAAAAAACACGCTAATTGGTAAAAATAGTCACCAATGTGTGGTACTATGGTTACATAATCAAGTCGTCGCCGTTTCGGTATCAAGTAAGTTAGTAAGTATCCGCTAGGATACCAAACTTAAGGAGGCTTCAATGCCAACAATGGAAGAGGAAGAAACTACACCAGCATTCGTGTGCATAGGTTGTAGGCTCGGTTTTGAGGGTGAGCCTAGTGCCACACTCAATGCTGGCACAGTATGTGAGGATTGCCACGGTGCATGTATGCAATGTGATAGTTCTTACAATCGTCAGAGTGGTGCATTACATGCATACAATGACAATGGTGAGGCATGTGGTAGGTGTACCCGTGAATACTTCACCATGTGTACCGTATGTGATGAGTGGCATCACAACGACAACACCCATTATGTAGAGGGTTGCGGTGAGCGTGTATGTGAGTTCTGTCTTAGCGACAGATTCTGGTACTGTGACGACTGTGACCGATACATCTCTGACAGTTGGGACCACGATGAGTGTGGCATGAATGGATTGGTGCATGACTACAGTTACAAGCCAACGCCTATCTTCAAGCACACTCAAGAAGAGTTCGACAACGCCAAGAGTATCCTGCAGGATACCGACAATGTGATGCGCAAGTATCGCAAGATTCCTTATCTTGGTTTCGAACTTGAGGTCGAATGCACTGGTGGTCGTGACACGTATCGTGAGGGTGCTAAGTTGTATGAGGATTCAGACATTGTCTACCTCAAGACAGATGGCTCACTCAACTATGGCTTCGAGATGGTTAGCCACCCAATGACTCTTGACTGGGCTATGGAGAACTTCCCTTGGGATAGTTTGGCAATGCTTGAGGCTAAGGGATTCGAGGCTTGGACTACCAGCACCGCAGGTATCCATGTCCATGTATCGCGTGACGGATTCGAGTCTGAGTCGCATCAGGCTAAGTTCGTTCACTTCTTTATCCGCAACGAGGCATTCTTATCGTGGCTCGCTGGTCGTTCTAATTCCCGTTGGGCTAAGTTTGACCCCGAACACACTAAGGGCATCAAGGATAAGTTACGCCGTAGGCGTGACAGCGACCGATACATGGCAGTCAATCTGCTTAACTCTGGTACTCTTGAGGTGAGAATCTTCCGAGCCTCACTCAAGCCAGAGAGATTGCAGATGAACCTGCAACTTGTTGATGCAGTCGTTAGGTACACCGAGCGACTCACCACACTTGAGATGGTGCAAGGTCAAGGCTTCTCATCAGAATCGTTCATGCGCTGGATAAATGGTCAGCCACGATACGAACAACTAAATGATTACTTAATGCGCTGGGTTGAACCGTTCACCGTTGGCGCAGAACAGATTGGAGAATAACTATGTGTCTACTTATGGTAACTATGGGGCAACTGCCCAAGCGCGAGCATTTAGTCAATGCAAGCGAGAATAACCCTGACGGTTACGGCTTTGCCGTACATCACGGCGACCGCATCATCACTGGTCGTAGCATGAAGTACGAGCAACTGCTTGACCGTTTCTATGCAGAGATGACTAAGTCCAAGAATCCAATCGGTGTATTCCATGCACGCTACACAACGCATGGCACTACTACCCTTGAGAACAATCACCCATTCAGGGTTGATGGTCGCAAGGACTTAGTGCTGGCGCACAATGGCATGCTACCTATTACGCCACGTGCAGGTGACACCCGTTCAGATACCCGTATCTTTGCTGAGGACATTCTCGGTTCGATTGGTATCGAAGCACTCGATGATAAGTATTCGTTCGGATTACTTGAGGACTTCGCTGCTGGTAGCAAGATAGCCCTGCTATCTACTGCGCCAGAGTTGCGTGACTCTGTGTACATTCTCAACGAACACTTAGGTCATTGGGATGGCGACATCTGGTGGTCCAACTCAGGCTACAAGAATAGTTACAACTACAAGATTGGTAGCACAAGTGCGTATCCTACAGGATACTACTCAACCTCTTGGGAGTCCGACCTGTATGCAAATGACAAACAGTTGATTGGTCGTAACTGGTGGAATGACCCAGCAGATGAGTATGTAATGCAACCCGTCACCTCTGAGGTTGACGACTGCATTGTGTGCCTGACTCAACTCACCGAGAAGGAGTTGTACGAAGGCATGTGTCCAAATTGTATGTCTTGCCTTGACTGCTACGAACACGCCAACCAGTGCATGTGCTACAAGCCAAATCAAGTCCATTCATCACAGTCGCTTATCGACTACGCTTACTAGGAGGTAATCATGGGTAAATTATTCTTTACTGACAATCAGTTCAAGAGAAGCAAGCAACGCATCACTCAGCAAGGTAAGAAAGATGACTCGGTTCGCATCATGTTCGAGCGCAGAGAAGTCCCACCCATCTTAGATGAGGCCGTGTATGGTGATTCACTAAGGGCTAGCACTAACCCTTGGTACTCAAGCAGTAACCCTTGGCGTGCCAAGTGGGATGCCCATGTCAAGATTGGTGACTTCGCAATTACCATGGATGCGCAAGAGTTGTACAATTTAATACAACGGCTGAATGACAGCCTGCAAACACAAGAGAGAATCGTTAGGAGTGGTGGTTACAATGACTAATGTCGATTGGGAACGTGCTAATTGCAAGGGTATAGATACGGATTACTTCTATTACCCGAACGGTGATGATGGCTCTGACCGCTTCTTAGAGAAGCGTGTCGGTGCTAAAGGTGGTGTGAGTTCTGTCTATGGATATCTGAATCGCATCTGTAATGAATGTCCAATCATGGCTGAGTGTGCGGACTATGCGATTAGAAATGAGCAGTGGGGTTTCTGGGGTGGCTTAAGTCCAAGCCAGAGACAGCGCATACGCAGGACACTTGGCATAGTTCTTAATGATGTATTTGACAGCGAGAGGTATGACGACTACATTATTACGCAACGCGCAATAGCAGACTCGCTAGTCGAGGAGGAGGTATGGATTTAGATGATGAGGACTTCGAAAGACTTCAGGAGATTCGTTCTCTACCAAGAGAAGTAGTAGTAGATTCAATCAACTGGTGGAACCATGAAGCCGATGAAGGCATGAAGCGTTTCATAGTTGCATCGACCTACTATGAGATTCTCACGCAGACGGCTAATGATGCAGAAAAAGCCTTAAAACAATGGGAAAATGACGGTATCCTGTAGGATACAGAAGGAGGCACTATGCCAGAATATGAAGTAAAGTTAACACTCACTATGAATGCCAAGGATAAGGTTGAGGTGGCTGATATAATTAGTGAAATGATTGACGAGTGGGGAGACATCCAGTATTCAGCACAAGTTGACAATGATTTATTCGAGGAGTTAGGAGTTATATATGATTAAACATTATGTAGTATTAGCAGCAACGTTCAGCGATGAAGATGAGGAAATGGAGTTAGAGATTGACCACGCGTTTCTACTCAACCATGTTGGTGGTGTCGCACTTGATACCGAAACCAATAAGTTCCTTACACCAACCAAGTTAGCGAACATACCGAACGCTGAGAAACGAGATGGGTTATTCCTATCGTTTATTGGAACGGCTCTCTTTCAAGCAGGTACGTAGTGCGTCAACGCAAGAAAGAAATGGATGTGCTCGTTAGCCTTCTGGAATCTGAGCATCACGATGTAGAAATGCTTGCATCAGAAATCTGGAAGGCTCTCGACACAGCCCGTAGGGAAAGAGACCTATGGGTAGTAGCGGTCCGTATGGATGGGTTAAACTTTCTGTACGGGCCGTATGAGTCCGAGGCTACGGCTAAGAAAGACATAGAGACAGGTCAAATTAAATCTGTTGGAACCAATGACAGGTACATGATTCTGAAACTCCTAAGTCCTTCTCGTATTTTCGAAAACACCAATCCAACATTATTTGATATTAAATAGTTATATATATTATAACTTGAGCCCTTGAAGGCTCAAGTTTATATACAAATAGTGCGACACGCAAGCACTTCAATGTACTTGGCGTGTCTTAGGGTATCCTGTAGGATACTAGTACCTAGGAGGTATAAGTTATGAGTATTAAAATTAACGGTTATGAGTTACCGTCACATGTAAGTTACTCTGCGTTCACGACATGGCTAGATTGTGGATTCAAGTATTACCTGTCTCGGATTGAGAAGCAGAATGGCACAGCATCATGGTGGTTAGTAGGTGGGTCTTCGCTTCACGAAGCCTCAGAAGTCTTCGACCATGAGTACTTTAAGCAGGAGGGCAAATGACAGACGTAAATGATGTAGTTGACCCCTTATCCAAGGATTTTCTGGATGGGGCATGGGAAAGTACGTGGTATCGCCTAAAAGACGCTCAGCGTGCTTCTACGGGGCAGGAAGAGGCACTCTGGAGGGCCGCTGGCAGGGCTACCAAGGCTAATCCTGACAAGGAGAATGGCAACTGGTGGTTCACAGCGGGTCGAGAGATGCTGGACAAGTGGGTGGCTTGGCGTACTGGCTCACATGGTTGGAAACTCTGGGAGAATGATGGCGTACCTGCCATCGAACTAGGATTGAATCCAGTTCTTGGCGGTGTGACAGTCCAAATGCACATTGACCGAGTAATGGTTACTCCAGATGGAGAACTGGTAATTCTTGACCTCAAGACAGGGCAACGAACCCCATCATCAGACTTACAGTTAGCGTTCTATGCGGCTGGCCTAGAGAAAATGCTAGGTGTACGACCCAAGTATGGAACGTATTGGATGGCGCGTGAGGGTACTACCTCACCGCTAGTAGAACTAGATTTCTACAAGACGGAAATGATTGAGGAAATGGTAGCCGAATTCGATAAGGCACGTCAGGCGCATCTGTTTATACCTAACCTCAACAACTGTAAGATGTGTGACTTAACGGATAAATGCAAATGGTACAACAAGAAGGAAGGCTAGATTATGACAGAGAAAAATTACGTAGTAAACGTAAAAACGAAGAACAATACTATCTTCACTGTGCGTGCAGACAGTGCAAGCGAATTGAGCGAGAACATCAAGGATGTAATCAACGGTTCAACGCACGACCATGTCCTTGCGTTAGAAGAATTGCTACTGGGAGTGGCTCCGCCACAAACTCCTACGGCAACTCCTAGTGCTGTTGACTTGGTGGCAAGTGCATTAGGTGGCACGGTTATTAGTGAAACGCCTGTGCCAGCGTTCGCACCTGTACCGCCACCTCCAGTGGCATCTACCGCATCACAAGTCGGTGCACGTATGTGTACTCACGGTGCAATGGTTGGTCGCAAGGGCAACGGTGCTAAGGGTGAATGGAAGGGCTTGTTCTGTCCAACACCTAAGGGCACAGTAGGTCAATGTGACCCTGTGTGGCTAAATCGCTCTATGCCTGAATGGGCGAGCATCTAAATTTCTAGGGCAACCTAGAATCATTCCGAGGGGAAGCGGGATGGTGGCGTTACCGTAGGGATACCAAAGCAAGGCGCAGAGGTATAGCAGTGGCCGGAAATCCATTGTGAGTGGTGCAACTCCACGACGTCACACGAAATTCAACTACTACAAGGAGGTA